TGTTGGTGCTTATGCAGAAGAATATCAATGGGTGAAAGAAGATGGCACACCAATGGTTGTTGGATCGGATGATCCATATGAAGACGGCTATTTCCAAATCACTAAAGGCGGTTTGCGAGAGGTTTCAGTTGTTATGTATCCGAATAACCCGCAAGCTGAAGTAATGAAATTAGAAGCGTTTGACGCAGAAGGCAATCCAAACGTGCGTGTAATCGAAAAGGTCTTGCGTGAAGCAGGGCTTTCCCGAAAAGATGCAACCACCGCATCTTCGATTCTGAAGCGCATCATTAATGAGAATCGTACAGCCCAGCCAAGCGACTTGGTTGTAAGCAAAACGGTAACCATTAATGCTGTTACTCAGAAAACCCCAAGTTCGAGCGATTCGGATGCGGTGGATATGGAAGCCCAACTACTTCGCGCATTAGAATTGCGTGAATTAGAGAAGGCAATCTCTAAACGTCTGATTAAGGAATAATCATGGACAAAATCATTGAAAAGTTGGACGCAATCGAACAGGCTAACCAAACTAAGATTGCTGAAGCTGTTGAAGCTGTAAAAGCTGAAGTTTCTGAGAAGCTTGCTGCTCTGGAAGCTAAAGTTGCTGAAGTTAAAGCACCTGCAATCATTGCAGCACCTGCTAAAACCCTGAAGTCTGAAGTAAACCGTATGGTTCGCTCGCAGCTTAAAGAGTTTGTTGGCAATGCAAGCAAACTTGAGAAAGAAATCAAGCTGTTTGAGTCTGGTGATCAGTACGATGCTTACATGAAGGAAGCTTCGGCTCTGACGGGTTCTGGCGCTGGCGTTGGTGGTCGTACCGCTTACGATCCTGTGTTCCACGTTATGCGTTTGGCTAACCCGATGCGCGGTCTGTCGCGTAACGTGTCTACTGATGGCGCTACTTATCAGTTCCGCGCTAAAGTGGGCAACACTGGTCCAGCTTGGGGATACAGCATCCAGAACAACGGCTCTGGCACGACTGTTGACACCAACATTTGGCAATTGACGCTGCAAGATTTGAACGTACAGTTCCCAATCCGTACTGCTGCTCTCGATGACATCGATGGCTTGGAAGCAAACGTGGTTGACGATATGCTCGTTGAGTTCTCGCAAGCTGAAGGTCAGTCGATGATTCAGAACGATGACCAGTCTGGTTCTACCACCACTGCAACTGGTGGCACGAACGGTCTGCGTGGTCTGAACTACTACCCCGGCGCAAATGCTACCTACACTGGTGGCACAACTTCTGCCTACGGTTTTGGTTCTTCCGGTACTGGCGCAACTGCTGGCTTGCACAGCATTGCAACGTATGACCAGATCACCACGAACGCTGCTGGCACTGCAAACAATGTATCGTTTGCTGACATCATCAACTTCATCCACGCTCTGCCACAGCAATACTGGGGTCCAAGCAACAAGTTCATGATTAGCCCGTCCATGTTGGCTGGCATCCGTGGTCTTGTTGATGACAACGGTACGCCTGTATTTGAGCGTATGTCTCCGCTGGTTTATGACGGCATTGTTGGTCGTTTGCTTGGCTACGATGTAGTTGTGAACGCTTACGTTGACGCTCCGATTGCTGCTGGCGAGTCCGCAGGTACTGTTTCTCAGTACCCAATGTTCTTCGGTGATTTCACCCGTGGTCACACCATTGTTGATCGCCTGAACATGGTTCTGCGCCGTTACGACCAGACTGCTCCCGGTTTCATAACTTTCTACGGAGAGAAGAGACTTGCTTCGTCCGTAGTTGATCCCGCAGCTATCGTTCGTTATCGCTCGACTGCTACTGGTGCTTAATAGATTGGGGGGCGAAAGCCCCCCTTTCTTGATTAATAGTCAAAAAGGAATTTGTTAAATGGACAATAGCGCAATCATCAAGGGCATTAAAGAAGCCCTAGTAGAGGGTCAGTCAACAGTAAACTTGCGCGAAGCCAGCGCGTTGACTGGATCTGGTTCCGGTGTCGGTGGTCGCGTCATTTATGACGATGCCTTTGCTGCGCTGCGTCTAGCAAATCCATTCCGTCAGGTTAGCCGAATCATTCAAACGATTGGCTCTGACCAAGCTTTTGTGGTCAAGACTGGTAACAGTTCTGACACGACTAACCCTTGGGGTTACCCAATTAATACTAACGAAGGCTCGCCCAATCAGGCCACTTCGTTTTGGCAGCTTCCAGTTCGTGCGGTAAACGCCGTGTTGCCTATCCGTACTGCGGCCTTGGCAGACATTGATAACTTGGAAGAAACCGTAGCAATGGATTTGGCTCTTGAGTTTGCTCAAAACGAAGCAAATTCTATGATGTTTAACAATGACCAATCTGGATCTACAACTACCGCTTATGGCGCAACATCTGGTCTGCGTGGCCTAAATTCTTACACCGGTTCTACGTCAGCCGCAGCTTTTGGTAGCAATGGCCCAGCCATTACCAATGGCCTGCACACCGTAAAACAGGTCCAGCAAGCTTCCGCAAGTGCTGTGACATACGATGACCTGTCTGACCTCATGGCAGCCCTGCCAGCACAGTATTTATTCACTCCTGACACCTGCTGGATGATGCACCCAACTACGATTGGCACAATCCGCAAGCTAAAAGGCTCTACTGGCGGCATGCCAATGTTCGTTGAGGTAGGTGACGATGATGGCGGCTCTGTAATCTACATTTTTGGTCATAGGGTAATCCCTAACCCGTATATGGACGTTGCCGGTGTGGGCAAGTATCCCGTGTATTTGGCTAACTGGAAGCGGTTTGTGACAATTGCGGATAGCGAAGAAATGAGCATCAAGCGATTTGATCAGACGGCCCCCGGCTTTGTTTATATGTTTGCTGAGAAGCGTGTTTGCTCAACGATTCTTGACGTATTTGCAGGTGTCCGATTGGTTGGAGCGTAAGGAGTAAATCATGGCGATTGAGAATCTAACGCTTGCGCCATATTACTCAGGTACACGCAATCCGTTTAATTATCAAAAGGTTGAGCAGATCAACCGTGATATTTCAACGGAATGGCTTACTCTTGACGAGATTACGCAACAACTAAACCTGTTTCAGGACGAATCTCAAGATGCGTATTTGAGTTCGTTGGAAGTGGCTACCCGGATGGCTATTGAAGACTATCTGGGTATTTCCATGTTCACCACGACTTACAAGGTTTATTACGGTGATCCCGGCCTAAACGGAACCGCCATTTATTTGGACCTTCCAGAAACTGGCTATGCAAGCCAAGGTGCTGGCACGACTATTAACAAAGTTGAGTATTACACCGGTCAAAGCACCGCTGCAATTCAAACTTTGGCATCGTCAAATTATTACTACGATGCAACCGGCAATCGGGTTGTGGTTTCTGCGGGTCTGCCCAGCCCATTGGCTCAAAACATAGCCAATCCTGTTGTGGTGACCTATACGGTTGGCAGCAATCTGCTGGCTCAGTTTCCTGTGATTAAACAGGCTGGCCTGCTGTTGTTTACGCACCTGTATAACAATCGCGCAAACAGCACCACCGAAAAAATCCGTGAAATTCCGTTTGGCGTTGCAACATTGTTGCGTCCGTACAAGCCACTTGTCATGTGAAATGTTTTATACATACGCTCATTTAAAAAAAACCACAAAAGAACTTTTTTATATTGGAAAAGGTACTGGTAATAGATTGCATAGAAAAGATGCAAGAAATGAGCATTGGCACAACACCGTAAAAAAACATGGTTACGAAGCAATTGTTTTAAGCTATTGGGATAAAGAAGAAGATGCTTTTGAGCATGAAAAGTTTTTGATTTCTTGCATGAAAGACATTGGCGTTAAATTAGTTAACCAATCTTCTGGTGGTGACGGAAACGGTCCTTTAGGTGGTTTTTGCTTTTCTGGAAAAAAACATACTGAAGCAGCAAAAGAAAAATGCAGGCAAATTCATTTGGGCAAACCAAAAACCGAAGAGTCCAAAAAGAAAAATGCCGAATCACACAAACAAAAAATATGTATTAACAGTTTGATTTATAAAAGCTGGCAAGAAGCAAGCGCAAAAACAGGGATTCCAACAGGAAGCATTTCTTATTTACTAAAAAACAAAGTTTCACCAAAATCCAAATACAATTGGATTTATGAAATTTATTTGGTGATGTAAATGGTTAAACGCTATGAAAACGTCCAAATTAAAAACGTCACCAATTCTGTAAACAGTCTTGGAGAACAAACTACATCTATTAGCGTCTGGTTTGAAACCAGAGCATCTGTCAATAGCGTGGCTAATAGTTTGCGTATTTCTGACCGTTATCGCGCTTATTCTGATTTGGTGCATTTTACGTTTAATTACACGCCGAACATGAGAACGATTGTTAACGATCAAGACAAGTATTCGATGTATTGGCGTGGAAACGATTGGCGTATTGAGAGCTGCCGGGAGCATGATGATCGACAGTTTGTTACGTTTACTTGCTACCGCAATGATCCGGTGGTCCCAGTATGAGCGTTCAACGCAACCCAGTTAAATACGCTGAAGCTATTCAGGCTCAATTGGTGTCTGTTTTGTCGCCTGTGCCTGTTTATGCGGTGTTCAATCGTAACTTTGCCAAAGAACCTAAGTTTGTTACATGGCAGTTGCGGAATGTTCACCAAGATGTTTACACGGGTCAAACTCAATCCAACAAAGGCATTGATCGACCTGTATATCAGATAAGCATTTTCGCCCAATCCATGACAGATGCTTTTAATTTGTCGAATACGATATTACAATCTCTGCATGGATATACTGGCTTTTATGGTGGATCTAGCGGTATTTGGGTTGCTAAGTCTGATGTATTTTGGCTTTACAACACTTACGACAATGACCTCGGGTTAAATCAAATTATTCTTGATTGCACCCTTGATATACCTACATAACAAGATCTTGTTAACTCTTTAAGAAGGAAATCAAAATGGCTCT